TTGAGGTCCGACACCGCAGCGAAGCGGCGTCCTTCCTCGACAATCCGGTCCATCAGGAGGGAGAGCGTCTGGCTCGGCTCCTTGTACGGCAGGGGCAAGATGTTGTCGCGGATCGCACCCGAAGGCACGTCTACGTCGCGGAACTCTCCGGGAGCAATGGGGGTGTCGTCGCCCTTGATACGCAGGCCACGTGACTTGAGACCACCCGGAAGATTGCTGAGAGTTCCAGCATCGACAAGCTGGCGCAGGAGCGAGGTGGCTGCCTTAGAGTGGCCGCCGATGAGATGAATAAGTCCAAAATAGTAGAAGCCAAAGCCGGGGATGTACCCGTAATGCACAAAGTGCTGCCGCTTCTCCTTAAGTTTGTCATCTTCACGCCAATTGCGCCGAATCGCCAAGATCGTCCCGGTGCCCTTCTCAATCGTCACTACATAAGGAAGAGCAAGCCCGGTCTCGTTGTTGTCCTCGTCCGTATCCGGGTAACCAGCAAGGTCGAGATTGACGTGCATCTCAAGGAGCTGGAACCGGTCGTCCATCGACGCCGAAAAGCCTTGATCCTCTGCCTTTTGCTTCTCAACCTCGTCCATCGTGCGGATCGGGTCACCAAGGTCGATGTCCCGGTAGAACCCCGCATACTGAAGCTTACGCAGCTCGTTCTTGGTCTTACGCATGCGGTGCGTAACACGGTCGGTCGTCTCAAGGTTCGGAGCTCCGTAGGGGACGATGATGTCCTCAGCCGGGATAAAGACCGCAGTCTGACGGTTGAGAGCTGGGTCAAAGTACATCTTCTTGAAGGCGTTGCCCGCCAAGGCAAGCGAGAGGAGCAGGCGCTCATGCTCCGGGCGGTACTCCTTCATAACCTCGGTCAACTGATAGTTCATGTCGTCCGCCACGCGAATGGCGGCGTCCTTCTTCTCCGGGGTCTCCTTGCCAATGATCTTGGTCTTGACCGGCCCGGCAGCGGGGAAGGTCTCCATGATGGTCTCGGACTGGAACTTGACCGCCGACTCCATCAAGAGGGGGTGAAACACGCCACACGCACCCGGCCACGGCTCAGTACGCTCCTCGTACCGGATGCCAAGGATCTTTAGGCCCTTAATATATGTGTCGAGCCAGTCCTTGCGGCTGGAGAGGTCCTGCTCAAAGTTCCCAATAAGATCGCCCGCAAGACTCTGCAGGTCGTTCTCGCTCATGTAGTCGGCAAGGTTTGCGTCGAACTGCTCAGCGCGGGGCTCTTCTTTCATGAGCTCGATGACGGCACCGTCGATGCCAATAGTCACTGCCTCCGGGTCCACAATCTCAATCTGCAGGTCGGGCCCAGAGGACAGGGCGTCAAGCCCCATCGGCGCTTCGTACAAACCTTTATCAATGGCCATCTAAAATCTCCTAGTAATACGCTTCGCGTCTGTGGCTCTTGAACCACTTGGTCGGCTCGGGCTCATCTGTCGGCAGGCGTATGAACCCACCCTGCCTGAACCTTAAGAGCGCCAAAGTCGTCGCGTCCACCAAGTCATCATGTGTGCCGGATGGGAAGTCGTTGCACTCCTCGACCACCTCCCAAGCCCAGCGCCTGTCTGGTACCCAGACTATACCTGAAGAAAAAAGGTCAGATACGGCGTTTACTCTGCTTATCTTGTCCTGACCCTTGCCCGGCGTGAACTCGCTGAGGGGCACCCCCATCCGACGCATCTCCTGATAGAGCGCCGCACCGTTCGATTTCTTCTCGACGATGAAGGTGTCCGGGTTCCAGTCCTTGTACTCCTCCAGCACCCGCTGCTTGAGCTCGGGGAACTCAAGGCGCTCCTTGACGGCGTTCAGCAGGATGATGTTGTAGTTATTGACCTCTTCGTTGAAGAAGACGCCCCAAGTCAGGAGGGCATTAAAGTCCGACCGGTTGGTCTTCTCCTGCGCGGCGTCAAGCGACATTATTATGTGCTCGCACTGGGGCGGGGTCTCCTTGTCCCAGACCTGCCACCACTCACGCTTGATGAGGGCACCTTCTTCCGATGTCGGCTGCTGCATGTACTGGGCCTGCCAGTACCGCACGTCCATCGAGGCTTTCTTGCCCATCAACTCGTCAATGCCCCAGAACTCAGGCCAGAGCGGCTTGTCGTTCAGGATCGCCGGGAACTCAACCACTTCCCACTGATCAGTGCCCTCTTCGCGGGTCATGTGGTCCACGATCTTGCCGGTGAGGTCGGATTTACTCCAACGAGTCATCACCACGATGATCGAACCACCCGGCATTAGTCGCTGGACAGGGCCTGACTGAAACCACTCCCATGCTGGCTCAAATACGTCCGCACGACCCTGCTTAGCATCCTGTTCTGAGTGGGGATCATCAATAATGAACAGATCAGCGCCTCGACCAGCAAGGGCACCACCAACGCCAATAGCAAAGTACTCACCGTTAAAATTAGTACCCCATCGAGAAGCAGACTTACTGTCCGCTTGGAGAGATACATTAGGGAAGATGTCACGGTAAGACTCCGAACCGACCAAGTTACGCACCCGACGACCGAAGTTCACTGCCAAATCGGCAGTGTGGGACGCCATGATGACCTTTTTCTGCGGGTTTTTGCCTAGGAACCAAGCAGGTGCTAGGTACGAGATCATCTCCGACTTGCCATGCCGAGGGGCGATGTTGACGATGACTCTCTTCTTCCTGCCTGCCTCTATGTCCTCGAATATCTTGGCCAGTTTGTGGTGGTGCGGACCCACTTTGTAGCCCGGATACACGTGCTGGATGAAGTCTAGGAACGAGTCCTTGCCCAATTTCTGCGTGATTTGGGTCTGATACTGCTTCAAGAGCTCCGCAACACGCCGTTTTTCCTTCTCCGGCATCGTCGGCAGGGCGCTTTTCAGCTTTTCGAGGTTTTCAGGCGTCAGTTGCAGCACTTTTCTCGCCTACAACCCGGTACTCAATGCCATCAAGCACCGACATGAGCTCCTTCTCGACCTCTTCGATGGGCTTGACCACGTGCGTGACCTCGCTTCGCTTCTTGAAAGCGTCTACGCCGTCTACTTCGCCGAGCTTTACTAAGGCATTCAGCCTTGTGCGGTCATCTTTGGCAGTCTCAGCTGACTCAAGCAGCTTGTTGACGACGTAATTTTTGAGCCTTGTAAGATCATCGACGAGTTCAAAGTCGTACTGGGCCACCATGCCACGAAGCATCGCCATCTGCGGCATAGATAAGGAGGCGTAATCCGGCCTAGTTTTAGGGTTTTCGATCAACTGCCGTGCAATTTTGTGTGCAGCTTTAGCGTCTTCGTCATCAACGAGGATCGGCATGCCGGTCAAGTCACTCAGCAACTGCACCGTGCGTGCAGCCATGTCCAGTTCTTCTTGCGGCGACAAGGTCGGCATCGCCTCAGCCATGCTGCGTGGAAGCGGCACCGCTTCTTCTATGTCAGGAACCAAGAAGTCTTCGTTCATTGTGTGAAATATATACGAACTTTTCGTATGGTACCAAATTTGGTACCGGGGGGGTCTATATATAGAGGGGGGTGGGGCCTAGTTGGCAAAAAATGGGCATCGTTTGTGTAAGTCTTAGAGTAATAGTCAGCGCTGGGACTCCTGATTTAGTTCGGGGTATGGGGTACGGGTGGGGTCTCTCCTGTCCCGTTTCCGTCTCGCGTCGTCCGCCATGCCTCGCGTCGTCCGCCATGCCTCGCGTCGTCCGCCATGCCGATAGGCTGGCATGATTCCTGCCTTGCAAAAACTGAGCCACTCGAGGTTGGCGTAGTCGACTCAAATGGTTCGGTTACCCTGCGATTAATTGTTGACGGACAGGATTAATGCGCCTACAATCTCTCTTGTCGATTCATTAACTACTGAGGTTCATGCCATGTCCACTTCTACTCCTTCTATCGTCGAGTGCGTTTCCCTTTTCAAGGGCGGCGAGCGTACCGCGTCACGCGGTCTCGACCTGCTTGGGGTTCACTACATCCGCCCGTTAGTCCGCGAGGATGGTACGGTCGACCGCAAGTCCGCACCGTTCGCTGAGGTTCGCAAGGCGGTTGAGGTCGCACTGGTCGATGACTTCTCCCGTCATACCCGCGAGGTTGGCGGGTTGATACTCGAACCCAGCGAAGCGACGACCGCTAAGGTTCGCGACGCGTTCGCGCTGTCCAAGGGCGTCATGAAGAAACTGAGCAAAACGGATGCGGACTGGGTTATCGCGACCGCCGTCAAAAATGCGGTGCGCCGCGACTGGAATCGCATCGTCCGTACGGTGCTGCCGAAGTCGGACATTGAGGGCGACGCGGGCGACGCGGGCGCTGCACCCGGTGCCGGTACCGCTGCAGGGGACAAGGCGGCCAAGGTTGACGCGCTGACGGACAGTGCCATCCTCGCGGCCATTCATAACTTCGTCGCCGGTGCGCCGGACGCGTCGGCGGCAGGTACCTTCCTGCAATCGGTCGAGACTCTGGCCAAGCGCCTGCGTGGTGACCTGAAGGCCGGACGCAAGGTGGAACCCTGCGAAGCCTAACCTAACGGACGGGGGGCGGCGCAAGCCGCCCCTTAGTCTGCCGCGCTCCCCATGCCCTACCGGGTTCCGCCCGGTGGGGTTTTTGCGTTTCTGGCGGTCGCGATCCGAACCGCGCCCGTCTAGGTCTCGCTCCGCGAGACCAGTTCCAACATCCCAGAAGCCAGTTCTACGACGCCAGTTCCTAGTCGAGACCAGTTCCCCCTGCCCCAAGCCTCGCGCCATCGCGTTTGAGTAGTCGAATCAGATGATTCGGGTACGGACTTGGTGATACCAGTCCCCCTGCCCCAAGCCTTCAGCCTAGTTGTTCCAGTGTTCCGCAAGGTGTTCCGAGCGTTCAAAGATATTGGAACAACTTTTTGCCATAGATATCATGGAGTTGCGCGTTTTGTTCCAGTGTTCCGCGTTTTTGGCGAGTGAGCCGGGTAAAAAAGTTGCGGATTTGGGGAACGACGCAAGCGGGATCCGGCACCCCCAAAATTTGGAAAAAGTTAGACCGTGCTCTCTCTCTGTTTTGCTGGAACACTGGAACATGTCCATGTTTATTCATACAGTACTATCTTAAATAATATAATAATAATAATAAGATTTTTAATCAGAACAGACACTTACGCCTAGCAACCAAATTGCCTCGCTCAACATCGCCCCCCTGATTCCGTTCCATACTATAAGTCCCAGCGGAACATCCTGCGGAACACTGGAACAGATTTTGTCCACCATGCGGACACCGTCCATCGCCACGATTAATCTGCATCGGTCCAAAACTCACGCCGTCCCCAAAACCAGTTCCGCCCCTAAAAATTCTTTTCGTTCTGCTTTGACATATACATAAACCTTTGCTATACTATCTTCCACGGTGGGGCATGGCGTTTCGTCATCGCCCTTGGTTGTAACCGAATCAACTGATTCGATTAGGAGGTTGTCATGGCTAACGGATACATCATCTACGAGGGTGCGTCACTGCTTGACGGTGCGCCTATCGTGGTCATCGCGACGGGCTTTGCCGCACACAGCACCAACCGCAAGACAGGCGGCATGATCCAGACCTATGTGTTAAGAAGTGATGTTGACCCGGTATCTGCCGTGCGAGACGGAACCGACGCATCTATATGCGGCGACTGCCCTCATCGGGGCATAGTTGTGGACGGCAAGAACCAAGGCCGTACCTGCTATGTGAATGTGGGACAGGGTGCCTTGGCTGTCTGGAAGGCATACAAGCGCGGGGTGTACCCGCTGTGGAATGGGTACGGTGTCAATGGGCGCATGGTCAGACTTGGCACCTACGGCGACCCTGCCGCAGCCCCGGCTCATGTATGGGAGGCCGTCACTCGCGATGCCTCTGGACATACCGGATACACGCATCAGTGGAGGAACCCCGACGCCGCCCATCTTCGCTCCCTGTGCATGGCCTCTGCCGATAGCCCAGCCGACGCAGCCCTTGCCCAGAGCATGGGGTGGCGCACCTTCCGTGTTGGTATGTGGGGCGAGGTGGAGCGTGACCGTGCAGGACTTAACGAGTCCCTGTGCCCTGCATCCGAACAGGCAGGCAAGAAGTTGACCTGTGACAAGTGCCTTGCGTGCGATGGCGCGGGTACTGCGAAGCGTGGGTCTATCTTCATCCCTGCACATGGCGGCACGGCGGTGATGGCGAATGTAAAGCGCAAGGGCTTGGGCATTGCAGTGGTGGCAGCGTGACTGAGAAACCTTGGTGGGCAGAGCAGGACTCCGACGAGCAATGGATCGCGGAGCAGGTACGCCGCTACGAGGAGGAGCAGTGGGAGGCCGAGCAAGACGCACGCAAGTGGGCAGCCATGCCCGAAGAGCGCGAACTGGACGCGACGAGGCTATGGGGAATGCCCAAGCAGACTTGACAGACTTGACAGATACCATACCTTTTGTTATAGTATTGACCATGAAGTGACGAGTGATAACCGAACCAACTGATTCGTTTAGGAGGACAAGACATGGCTTACAAGAAGTACGCCCGTGAATGCGACGAGTGCGGCAAGGGCATGAATGAGGGCTACTGCTTTGATGGCGGCAGGGCTTACTACTGCAGCGACGAGTGCTTGCATAAGCACTTCACTCCCGAGGAATGGAAGGAGTTGTGCAGCGACGATGACGATGCGCTTGAGCCTAGCGATTCTTACTGGACGACATGGGACGAAGACCCGGACGAGTACATGGTGGACGAGGACGACCCGGCTCCGAACAAGGTCAGCGTGAAGTTGGCCGATGCTGTGGACTCGACGGGCAAGGTCGACGAAAAGAAAGTCGCTAAGTTGTTCGCCAAGCACCTGCAACTGGGGCGGTTACTCGACCCCGACAAGTACAACTTCATCAACTGGACTATCACCTGCGATGTGCAGGTCAAAGAGGAGGACAAGGCATGAGCAAGAAGTTCCGAGTGTATGTGGTGTTTGAGTTTGATGGCATTGATGACCCCAGTAGCCCGGAGGCCGACGCGGTGGTCGATGAGATTACAGCGGAGACGAAACAACTTGCCTTGGGTGATTGGTCATCGCCGATTTCGGCGGTGTGGGTGGACGATGCAACAGTGGAGGTGTGACATGGTGATTGAAGTTGAACAGCGCAATGTGTACGGCAACATCAAGTTCTACCCGATGAACGACACGGCGCAGCGAGTCGCTGCGTTGATGAGGCAGAAGACTTTCGATGCACAGAACCTGCGTGATATCGCCGGTATCGGCATGACCATCGAAGTACAACAACCCGCGCTCGCATGGGCGCTGAAGGAGGTGTGAGATGAGCATCAACATTGAATTGGAAAAGCCCAAGCACATCACATCCATCGCATCGTCGATGGTCTTGGTGAGCGTCGAGGTGCGCCTGTGGACGGGCACTGCATCAGATGAGGAGGTGGCCGACGAGGTCACCGTGGCCAAGCGTGCCGATCATGGCTCTGGCGTGTTCGTCAAGAACCTGCTGGGTCAGTGCCGCAGCCACAAGAAGATCCGGGCACACAGGCAGCGCGTCTACAACTGGGTCAAGGATGTGACCTACCCGTGGGCACCCAAGTGGGGTGCGTTGCCCAACATCGAGGTGCCGAACTTCATGCAGGAGTACGAGCGGCTCAACCGTGAGCGTGCCGGTCTTGTCGAGGCGTTCTTGGCTGAGTACCCGGTCATCGTGAGTGACGCTGCGTTCCGTCTGAGCGGACTCTTCAAGCGCGAGGACTACCCGACCGCCGATGAGTTGCGTGGTCGGTTCGGCATGAGCCTGTACACAAGCGAGGTGCCATCAGGTGACTTCCGTAACAAGGTCTGCGACAACCTCGCCGATGACTTGCAGCGGCACTACAACAGGCAAGCCAACGCAGCCATCGAGACTCTTGTCAAGACGCAGGTCGGCAAGTTGGAGAAGGTCATGCGCTCGCTCTCACACTGCTGCGACATGAACACGGTGACCAACGACGACGGCACGACCACGCTCACGCGGCGCAAGTTGCACGAGTCCACGCTCAAGGAGGCGGTCGAGTACTGCGATCTCTTCAGGCAGTTCAACCCGACCGGGGACACGCGGCTTGAGTCGATCCGTGCAGAGTTGGAGCAGGTCTTGCTGACCAAGAACTTCGACGAACTGCGCAAGAGCGACACCGTGCGCACGCAGACCAAGGCCGAGGTGGACAACATCCTGTCCAAGTTCGGGTTCTGATTTGCGTTCTATTATCTTTGTTGTATTATCTATCCACTAGTTTTTTCTTTGAACAAATGAGGTGATGTATGAGTGCTATCAAGTTGCAGAAGCCGCTGTCCATCAACGACGTGGTGCGGCTCATCCACACGGTCGGAGACCGCGTCACGCTGCTCCTCTTGTCGGAGCCGGGCGCAGGCAAGACTTCCTCGCTCACTGCGCTCGCCGTGCGTAACGGTGACAAGTGGCGTAGCCCCGGCGACAACTACCCGACCGACAAGGAGCGGTATGTCTACGTGGACGTGCCGAACACGCGAGACGGGGATCTCTTCATGCGCATGCCAGATAACACCAAGGGCACGCTGCGACAGTTGTTGACCGACCTCATCGATCCGAACGACCCGCGTCCTATCAACATCCTGTTCGATGAGTTGCTGAAGGGGCCGCGCAGCGTCCGTCCGCTCTTCACCCGTACCCTGCTTGAGAAGACACTGGGCGACTACAGGTTGCCCAAGGGTAGCCGTGTGTTCGCGACATCCAACAACGTGTCGGACGGCGTAGGCGACAGCATCGAGGCGCACGTGGCCAACCGTGTCACCCTCGCCCAGATGCGCAAGCCCAAGGTCGAGGAGTGGTGCGTGTGGGGCGAGGCCAACGGCATAAGCCCGACGACCCTTGCCTGTGTGGCGATGAACCCGCGAGTCATGGCGTCCTACACGGACGGCGCGGACGCTGCCAACAACGAGTACATCTTCAATCCACGCACCAACCCGGTGACCTTTGCATCGCCACGCTCCATCGCCAAGGCAGACGCGCTCGTGCGCAACAGCAGCATGTTGGGTGAGGACGCGGTGTTCACTGCCATCGCAGGGACTTGTGGACTGCCGTATGCATCGCTCATCACGACCTTCATCGCACTGCAAGACCAACTCATCCCGCCCAAGCAGGTCATCGCCGATCCGATGGGCGTTACGGTGCCCACTGGGGCAGCACTCTGGCTCTTGATGTTCAACCTCATCCCTGTCATCGAGACACAGGATGACTTGAATGCGGCGGTGGTCTTCATGCAGCGTGTCCCCTCGCGTGAGATACAGGCGGTGTTCAACACCATGTGCCTCAA